TAGCAAAACCTTTACACATACAAGCCAATGCTGACTAAATTTATGGTAATTGTTTGGTTGGGATATAATTATGAACAACCAGTGTTAGTTGGGCAAGTGCCTGACTGCGATAAAGGAAAAGAAATAGCAAGAGAACTACAACCTAATCACAAAGCCTTTGGTTGCTTTACCAAGGAACATTGGGATAAGAATAAGTTTTTTATTTTACGTTGGTAAATTAGATGTTGTCTTTGTTTGGAACTATTGAACCATTTCCAAACAAGTCAACAGCCTTCCATGATGAATAACTTTTCCATCCTGGAATCTTAGGCTCTGCATCGTGCATACCAAGTAAGAAAACTTTGTCTGATGCTATCTTGGCTTTCTTGATTAGTTCCTGATCTTCTTTATCTTTCATCTTCCAACGATATTGTCTAATTGTTTTGTATAGCAAATCGTGTACGATTGCCGCTCTGGCTACATCAAATGGAGCAATAAAGGCCCACAAAGCTCTTGGCACTGATGCTAAATCTGTAACAAATCCTTTGGGTACTGTGATAGTTTCTGTTTTGTTCGTGTCACGTTTAACCTTTACACCAACTGCCTGCAATGACTTGATATCTTCAACAGACAAATCAGATGTGGTGTAGGATAGATCTCTACCTAGCACCCACTTCCTTGGTGGATTAAACTCTGCCATAATTTTATTATTAAATTTTCCCATAACTTGCTATCTCCTTATTCAAGTATATTTATCTGCTTATATAATTTAGATGTAATTGGGTATGGAGCGGGTGAGGAGAATCGAACTCCTAGCATCAGCTTGGAAGGCTGAGGTATTACCACTATACGACACCCGCATTTGCAACTAGTATATAATAGTATTAGCAATTTTGTCAACCGAATACGGCGAAATATTTATTTTGATAACACTAAATACAGTTATAGGGAATATAAGCCATGAGAAAACGTACTAGATCAATATTACAGGAATTGAGTTCTATCAACAGAACTAGCAATAACGATGCCTTAATACAGTCTACAGGTAATAATCTGATAGAAAGCAGTATCAATCTGTTGAATCGTATTACAGAATCATATAGTCCTGAGGTTGCACAAGAAATGGAAAGACGTTTTATTAACAGTATCAGAAGTGGCGATCCTAGAAAGTTCAAACGCGGAATTGACAAGATAATTGAAGATAAAAAGGATCAGGGCCATGATACTAAATGAAGGCGGTAACGTATTCAAAACTCCAGACGGACAGGACGCAACACAGAGAATCAACCAAGCTGACGTAGAGCCAACACTCAAATGGTTGGAGAAGATCACAGGACTTGATCATGTAAACTTCATGCTAGGTAGCACAGGTATCAAACCTACCAGTGGTGACTTAGATGTTGCAGTTGACAAAGAGAAGGTCAACAAAGATGCTCTTGTAGGAAAACTTAAAGCCTGGAAAGATTCAAATGCTCCAAAGGACGATGATAGATCTTGGATAGCCAAGTCTGGTGTAAGTGTACATTTTAAGACTCCAATCAAAGGTGATGCCAAGAACGGATTTGTACAAACTGATCTTATGTTTGGTGATCCCAAGTTTATGAAGTTTGCCTTGCGTGGTGCGGCAGATAGTGAATTCAAAGGACAACACAGAATGATCATGATTGCCTCTATTGCAAAAGCACAGGGTTACAAGTGGTCACCAACAAATGGGTTGGTAGATAGAATCACTAACGAGCCAGTAACCAAAGATCCAAATGAGGTAGCAAAAGTATTGCTAGGAGATGGAGCAAGTGCTGACGATATGAGAAGTGTTGAAACTATCAATGCTAAAATTAAAACAGATCCCAACTATGAAAATCTAGTTAAAGACGCAAAGGATTACTTTGACAAAGAAGGCTTGAAGTTACCGTAATGAAATTTGAAGAATTTAAAATAGTAAATGAAGGTGCTCGTATTGACCATGCAGAAGATGTAATCTTCTTTGAAGGTAGTAAAGGTGCTATCAGAGTTTTAGAAGCTTTCAAAGACTTGGCGGCAGGTGACACACAATCCACAACAATTAAATGGGACGGAAGTCCAGCAGTGATATTTGGCAGAGATGACAAGGGTGATTTTATTTTCACTGACAAGTCAGGCTTTGTTGCAAAAGGTTATGACGGAAAAAGTAAATCAGGAGATGACGTTGAGAAAATGTTATTAGGCAGAGGTAAAGGTGGCGAGAAGCCAGACAGTTACAAGGCATTTGCAAATAATATGAAAAATGTTTTTCCTGTGTTTGAAAAGGCAATACCTGAAGATTATAGAGGCTACTTCAAAGGCGACTTGTTATATTTTAACAGGCCCGAAGAAAAAAATGGCACATTTAATTTTAAACCGCAATTGGTTTCCTATTCGGTACAAGCTGACAGTGACATAGGAAAACGAATTGCCCAATCGGATGCTGGGGTAGTGATTCATAGAATAGTTGACCCTGATGGAACTGAAAAGCCTTTAACAGATTATGATATATTTCAAGGTAGCAAATTATTAGTGTTACCTCCTGTCACTGTACAACAGCCACCAAAAATAGATATGAGTGGCATAAACAAATTAAGTGCAACCATTAATGCAAACGCAAGTGCATTAGATTCTTTATTGGACAAAAATAAATTAAAACAAATGAAAGTCTCAGACTTTTCAAACATACTTTACAGTTATACAAACAGCAAGGTAGATACAGGCTTAAACAATTTAGGCAGAGATTTTGTACGTTGGTTACAAAGTAGTGTTGTCAGTAAACCTAAACAAGAAAAAATAATCAACTACATAAATGAAAACATGAAAGCCTTTGGTGCTTTATGGCAAGTGGTATCCGGCATAATGAATGTTAAGGATAACATTATCAAACAGCTTGACGCACAGTCAACTGATGTCAAAGCATCAATAGGTGATACTCCAGGTGGCGAAGGTTATGTTATGTCACGACAAGGTGGAGATTTAAAATTTGTTAATCGTGCTGGATTCAGTGCGGCTAATAGAGCAATCAAAAGGGAAGGAGCAAACATGAAAGCGAATGAATTTATTCCTGAAGATCCAAGAATGACAGGAGGCCAATCACAAGAAAACAAAATGGCAAAGATTGGTAGAGTCATAATGGACATGGGCATGAAGATGAACAAAGACGATGAAGCTATCGCACTAGGAAATAAATTATCGAAGTTAGGTGATGCATTGACACGTTTCGGCACACCAGGCGGACCAACTAGCTTTGGCGACTTACAAAAAGTAAGTGAGCTTGATAGGAAAACTATCGAACAAGCAATAAAGGTTGGACAAAAGATGCCTGATCCTGCTATTGGTTCTGTAAAAGATCCTGAACCATCTGCAGATGATGACGACGATGATGATAGAAGAGAGCCTAGCGATGACGAAATCGATAGAATGGCTACAAGTTACGCACAAGGAGCCTAACTAATGCAACTTGATTTTATAGAGGAACTCTATGAAGCAAGAATGACTCGTAACTCAAGTGATGTTTTAAAACTCACTTACAATGATTGTTGCGAGAGATTGTACTTGTCTTTACTAGTTCTAGAACTATTGAGAAAATATCCAAGGTATGTGCCTATTGCTATGGCTTATGCAAAGAAAACACACGATACTTCCTATAGACGTTTTCAGATACATGGCACAGACTTGCATAATTTCATCTACTTCGCAAATGGAGATGATGAAGCTCTTTCCAAACTTAAAGATCCCGATAGTGCTAGACTAGTGGCAAGGCGTACCAGTGTGCCACTTAATGGTTTGAATAGATATCTAACCACACTTGGCAACGGTCAAGCATCACGAACAAGTGAAACATTTATAGGATTAGAATCTGCATTAAGAATATCCAACGCAGATTACAAATCAATTAGAAGATCGTTAATGAGTTTTCAATCATTAACAACAATGGACAAGAAAAGATTAGCAACAAGATTGTCCATTGCCGCAAGAGCAAAACTTAGATCAAGTGATTTAATTGTACATCTTGAAGAACTTGTTGCACAGAGAGATTTAGAAACAAGCACAGTCAAAGACAATGAACCAACAGTAAGTATGCCTGACATATCAGTCACTGCAAGAGACTTGTCTTTGTATAGATATCTTGTTGGATCTAAAAATTTAGTTGGTACAAAGAAGTTCTTAGAAATGGCCAAAGACGGCAAAAGCATTCCATCACAGTTTGTAAAAAGTTATTTGCCTGCAATTCTAATAGTAGATAACATAGTAAAAGCAGGCCCCGGATATGTGCAAATGCTTAGAAGTTTAGAAAATAGAGCCAAAAAGAACCGATAATCATACTTTTTTCCAAAATAATATAAATACTTGTAACCAAAGAGCAAGAGAACGCTCTAAGGCCATTAGAAAATAGGAGAAATAAAATGGCAGGACCAAGTAGAGTATCAGGATTCGGCAACTATGTTGTAGGATCTTACAGAACAAGTGCTAACATCGGCGCTTTCTTAGTAACAGTAAAAAATGCTTCAGCTTCAGCTCAAGACATTAGAGCAGAAGATGACGCGGCTAACGAAGTTGTTGAAGCAATTATGATGGCAACTAACACACTAGGGGCATCTTTCGCTGATGCTGACACAGGTGTAGCAACTATCTTAGTTGACAGTTCACAGTGGGACGCGGCTTCTTTACAAGCGGCTATCAGACACTTAGGAACAGCAGTAGGACCAAACAACATCGACGTTTCTGGAACAACTGTTGCGGCGGCTTCTACATTAACAGCGGCGTAAGTCTAAGTTAATAAGAAGTTTAGCACAACTAAACACACTAAAGGGCTCGGATTTATTCGAGCCCTTTTTC